CACGAAATTCATTAAACGCAGTAAAAACGCTATTCTTGAGGTATAGGAGAGAGAGTTCGATTCTCTCATCCCCTGTTAAGAAAAAGTCTTGTAAATTCAGTGTTTACAAGGCTTTTTTATTGGTTTTGTAAGGATTGTGTGCAAGTGGTTTTTGCACTGTGAAAGGCACTTTTTCGGAAAATCTTGCCACGAAATTTGCCACGAAAGGTTAAAAAAGATTCTTTGTTATAAGATCTATGGATTGTTTCTTGGATTCTTCCAATGATTTGCGGTACACCTTTTTCATGATAGCATCGGTTTCCCATCCGCCAAGAGCCATGATATCTGCATCGGGTATTCCTAGCGAATGAGCATAGCTTGCAAAATAGGAGCGGAGTGCATGAAATTTGAATGGTGGTATATCAAGTTGCTTTTGAAAACGATGAATTGCTTTGTTTAGTGCATTCGGGTGATTATTATAGACATATCCCTGTTCTCTAATCTGATTGGCTAATGATTCAGGAAGGGGAAGGATTCTGTTTGATGCATCGGTCTTTGGAGACTCTTTGACCGTCCATTTCCCATTGTAGACTTTTGAACGATGAATCCACAGATTGTTCCCTTCGAGATCGTCAATGGATGCAGCACAGATTTCTCCTCTGCGACATCCTAAAATCCCAAGCTGAAAAGCAACACTATATTCAGTGTTCTCTGCATGCTCTAGAAGTCGCTTGATATCTTCGTTTTTAGGCTCATATGACTCTTTAGCAATACTCTGTGGGAGTTTCACTCTTAACTTCAGATTCGGTCTATATGCGGTCAATACGGACGATATAAAGCCATATAATGTTTTGGTGGTTTTGGGCGCATGATCGAGCGCAAACAAACTGATTTCTCTTTGAACTTTGTTGCTGTCTAATTCATATATATTCTCGTTCTTAAATTCATCAGAAAGTTGGTCGAGTTTGGTGTGATAAGTTCTGATTGTTGCCGGACTCAATACACCATTCTTATTGCTGATATATTCCAGAGCATACTTATAAAAAGAGCCGTTTTGTGCTCCTTCATCCTGAATGCGTTCTGCTAATGCTATTGTAATTTCCTTTTGAGTTGGTTTGTGGTCGAAGGTGATTCTATATGTAATTCCTTTGACCGTCTTTCTCAATCGGTATGATCCGCTTGGTAGTTGTTCAAGTTTCATCATTTTTCCTCTTGTTGAGCTGATATAAAGAATAAACAATAAAAAACAATCCTAGTATTGCAAAGATTTTATATGTTATTAATGAGCATAGCGTGATAACAATTCCGCAAACTAATTCTATTTTGAAATATAAAGGATTGGTTCTTTTCGGCTTTTCATCATCAGATTCGGTCCTGGTATATATAAAAACAGTTGCTGAAAGATCTATATCTTCTGTCACATTGTCATCGTCATCATATGATTCACCATTTTTTGTTCCAACAATTAATATTTTCATGTTTTCAAAATCGGGAGAATTGATAAGCTCTCTTACAAAAGAAGTTATCTCTTTCGGAACATAACCAACCTGGATTTCATTTACCATGACTTTGATTGCATTTGGATCATGTTTGTTTTCGGGTTCGGGAATCAGCTCGACAGAAGATGAATCAAATTCATAATCATCATTATCAATATCAAAATTGAGTTTCTTTAAAAAATCATCCTGGTAATAATACAATCCGGCAACTCTGAATAAATCTTCTTTAATTGACATTAGGATCTCCTTTTCTGCATGGACAGGTCAAAAGCTGATTCAACAGTTTCATGTTTGCATCCAATAGCTGATCTATTCGCTTATCCTTCAAATCAACTTGAGTCTTTAAAAAATCAAGACTCCTGTGAAATTGCTCACGTTCCTTGTCGAGCTTCTCATGATGCTTCAGCTTTTCATGGTCTAGCATTGTTTCAAGATCTTTGATTCGGGCAATCTTATATTTCAGAATTGCTTTCAATGCCTGGATATCCATGTCATCGGTTTCTTCGATGTTCTCCATGTCCAGGATGGCATTCGCAATCGGTCGGAGAGTGGTTTCATATCTGAATTTTTCGGGATGATCTTCCGAACCATCAGCGAACAGCTTTGAAAGTGTTGATTTGGAGACAAAATCTCCATTTGCTTCCATCATTTCAAGGATATCGCTATAAGACAATCCTCGTTCTTTTCGCACTTCTTTTAATCGAATTATGATATCTTTTGTGTTCGTCAAATTGAACCACCTTTCGTTTTTTAGAACTTCTTTTTGCTTTGGCCAGATGCTACCATAAAAGTGAAAGGAGCATCTGAAATGGATATTAAAGAATTTATCGAGTTATACATCAATTCATCTAGTGAACTTCAGGATTCTGTTGAGACGATCTTAAAAGAAGCTCAACAGCGGATTGAACTTCAGGACTAGCATTCTCATACAGTTCATAGAGTTCTTTTGCTTTTTCTTCTTCTGGTGTAGATGGAAGAGTAGTCACATATAAATCTTCTCCCCATCCAAGCAGATCTCCGGCATCAACTCCAAACACATTAGCAAATTCTACAATCTTACTTTGCGGAAGGTCTATTCTTCCAGCTTCAATCTTTGCAATAGCACTTCTGTCCGTATATCCTACTTTTTGAGCAAGTTCTTCTTGCGTCCAATTATTCTGTTTTCTTAATTCTTTTATTCTTTCATACATCTTTAACATTGCTCTCATCCCCTTTCTACCTTGAATATACAACAAATGTGATATTAAATCAACAAATTTGTAAAAAGTGATTGACAGTCAACACACATCATGATATAGTCGTATTGTGATTGACAATCACAATATATAGAAAGGAGATCGGTGATGACAAACTTTGAATTATTACAAGCCAAAATCAAAGAGAGTGGCATGACAATCGTTGCAATATGCGAAAAATCAGGCATTGAGCGAGCCACATTTTATAATCGAATCAATGGCAAGAGTGAGTTTACAGCCAAGGAAGTTGTTGAATTATCAGAAGTTTTGCATTTGTCAAAGCCTGATAGAGACAAAATTTTTTTGACAAAAACGTGATTAAAGGTCACGAAGAAAGGAGCATTATGAATCTTATCGCAGTAATGTATGCCTACAATCTGAATGCAAAAGCAGCAGCTCACATGTTGGAAGTATTAAGCCAGGACAAGATTGATGCTGCTATTGAATTGTATTGGAGACATGCAGAAAGGAAACAGCATGAGTGTAGTTGATGATTCGTTGGTTATAGTCGGGAATGACTCAATAAAGGATTTATATGATTTTGTCTCTGATCGGCAACGCAGAGCACAAGAATCAGACAACTTTGTTGATTGGCTGATGTATACGAGAATTCTTGTTGAGTTGTCATTGGCGATAACGAGCTACACAGGAAACAGGGAGAAATAAGATGCCGAGAATAGCAGAATTAAAACCGAATTACATGGCAGCAGATATCGGAGTCATTATTTCAGGGTACATGAAGAAAAGAAAGATCACTCCGAAAGAGATGGGTTCAAGGCTTGGAATATCTCGACAGGCTATGAATTACAAGATAGAACACAACTCGTTTGAATATAAAGACATCATAGTGATTTTTCATGAGTTGGAGCTGACGGACGAAGAAATTCTGAGATATGTGCGGTATAAGTGAGGGAATATGAACGAAAGAAAATATTTTTGGACAGCGGTTTTGCTTGCGATTATTTTGGGCATGGTTGCAGGAGCTTGTCATGCATATTCTGTTGCAAGTCATAGAGCTGTTGGAGACACATTTGATGGAGTAATTACAAGAGAGGTGAACAGATGAAAGAGTTTGATGGTGATGTCAAGTTTAAGTTCACAGGATGCGAACAGAGAGTTGCTCACAATCCGAGTTACAGAGAATTGGTGATGATTCTAGAGATGCTCAAAACGCAGATTGAGAACGGATCAGAGATTGACAGCATTGATATCAAGAGAAATTTGAGGTCGCTATGAGGTGGGATTTGTTAATTGACAAGGATGAATTGTTTTTTCTGGGTTGCTATGCGGTGTTCTGTATTGTCTGTTGGAGTTTTATGGGGATTTTGTTTGTAACACTGTATGCAATAATGTCGGTTTGCGAATGGATAAACAGAAAGTTTTGGGAATTTATTGAAAGGAGATTTAAGCATGGACGAAGTAAAGATTGTTCCGAGTTGGATGGATGAGCAGAAGATCACGATGCCGTTGACGGAGTTTTTGGCATTGAAAATGAAGATTGTTAATCTTCAGAACGAAGTCGAGAAGCTGAAAGATGAGGTTTCTGAACAGAGATCGGAGAAGTGGAAGGCTGAAGGTGAAAGAGACAGGCTCAAGAAGGATTATCAGAAGCTTCTGGGAATCAACAAAGAGAATGAGGAAGGAGATGACGGAAAGTGAGTACATTGTTTGAGATAACAAACGAGTTTCAGGAGCTATATTCAATGCTCACGGATCCTGATGCAGATGTTGAATGCATCAATGACACACTCGATGCTCTGACAGGAGAGCTTGAAGTTAAGTCTGCCGGATATGTTGCTGTTATTCATCAGCTTGAAATGGAACAGCAGAAGGCCGAGGAACTGTCGAAGGCTCTGAAGGCAAAAGCTGACATCAGAAAGAACAACATCAAGCGTATGAAGGATGCTCTGAAGTTTGTAATGCTGACAACAGGCAAGGACAAGATTGAAGCCGGGGCATATACGATTAAGCTCCAGAGTAATGGTGGCAAGTTACCACTTCAGATCATTGGCGATGTGCCGGACAACTTCAAGCGCATCATCTATGAGGATGATACAGAGTTAATCCGCAAGCATCTTGAGGATGGTGAACTTCTTGATTTTGCATATCTGGAAGATCGTGGAAAGCATGTTGTTATCAAATAAGAAAGGAGTATATGAATGGCAAATGTGATAGGTGTCATGGGTGAGAGCGGTTCTGGTAAGACAACAGCCATGAGGAATCTCAACCCAAAAGAAACATTCTATATTGATTCAGACAAAAAAGGTTTGAATTGGAAGGGATGGAAAGAACAGTATTCAGTTTCTAATAAGAATTATTACAAGTCTGATTCATTCTCGACAGTTTCAGAGATTCTGGACAAGATCGACAAGGACGAGAAGCTGAAGCACATCAAATATGTTGTCATAGACACATTAAACGGAATGATGGTAGCAGAGGAGATGAGGATTCTTGCAATGTCAAGCGGTGACAAGCGTTCAGCATGGTCAGATTTGGCGCAGAACGGATGGAGCATCATCAATAAAGCACTTGCCATGCGAGACGATCTGACAATCATCATTTTGTGTCATAGCGAAACAATATCAGATGACAACGGCATCATCAGAACAAGGATCAAGACAAACGGTCGCAAACTCGAAAAGCTTGTCCTTGAATCGAAGATGACAACAGTTATCTGGGCAGTCCGTCAGGATGGCAAGTACAAATTCATATTATCAGCGGATGGCTCGACGTGCAAGATTCCGATGGGAGCATTCGAGATGGATGAGATCGACAACGACATCACTCTTGTTATTAACGCATTAAAAGAATTTTAGAAGGGAGATAAATCAACATGAAACCTTACAACGGATACGAACAGTCCAGAGAGGACGCAAGAAAGACGGGATCTCCACAGTTACCTGTTGGAGCTTACGAGTGCAAGATCTTAAAGGCAGAGCCGAGCGCAATCGGTGAGAAGCCGACAATATTAATATACTTCGATATCACAGCCGGAGAGTATAAGGATTTCTTCAAGACCAACTATGAGAACCAGACAGGAGAGGACAAGAAATGGAAGGGCAAAACAAATATCTATTGTCCGACCGATGACGGATCAGAACAGGACGGATGGACAAAGAAATCTTTCGCAAGATGGATCAATGCTCTTGAGGATTCCAACAAGAATTATAGATGGGATTGGGATGAGAGCAAGTGGAAGAACAAAGCGGTTGGAATCATGTTTGGTGAGACAGGATCCCGAATCAATGGAAAAGATATCAAGTACACAGAAGCAAGAGCAGCTTGTTCGATTCAGGATGTAAGAGATGGCAAAGCTCCGACAGATTATTTCTGCAAGTTCAAAACAAAGAACGATTACGGAAAAGAACAGAAGCCATTAAGCGAAGAATGGCAGAGCATTCCTGATGTCGGTGGCGAAGAAGATCTTCCGTTCTAATTATGAATGCGATTGAGATAGAAGAGTGTTTACAAAGTTTTGAGATATTGGCAGACACAAGGGAACAACCTTCAAAAAGGGCATCTGAAAGATATGCGTCTTTTGGGTGTCCGTACAGAAGGCAAACGCTTTCTTATGGTGATTACACATACAATTTTACTCTTCCGAGCGGTAAGGCTTTATTTAAGCCAAATACAACGGCAGAAGGGCATTGTGTAATTGAGAGAAAGATGAATCTTGACGAATTATCAGGCTGTTTTTGTCATGAGCGTGATCGTTTCCGCAGAGAGTTTGAAAGAGCATCAGAAAACAATGCGACTATTTATTTGCTTGTAGAAGATGCAACCTGGGAAAACTTAATCAATGGAAAGTATCGGTCGAAGTTTAATTCTAAAGCGTTCCTGGCATCAATAACAGCGTGGTCTGTCAGATACAATATCAAGCTCATATTTTGTAAGCATGAGACTTCAGGAAAACTTATAAAAGAGATACTTTATCGAGAATTAAAGGAAAGGTTGGAAACAGGATTCTATGGGTGAGTTTATTGATAATTTAGACAATCTTGATGTTTCCGCATTAACTTCAAAAGAATTCCTTGATGAATTATTCAACCTTGAGCCAACAGACAGAGCAAGAACGCTTATTAGAATTGAAGCACGTTGTCAAAAAGTAGGTCTGACAAAAGCTGCATTTGAGCGAATCTATAAAGCCAAAGAAAAAGAATACAACAAGCTCATAAAAGATATGCTTCACGGAAATGCTGAAGGACAATGCCGTGTTCTGAATTTTACAGATTGTCCACAGCTTGCATGTGGAATATGGGTAACAGATGATTCAGGTATTTATCTTGATACACCATTCGGAAGAGTTTGTGCATGTAGACATCCGATCTATCCGGCTGAAGTGTATTGCAATGTCCATACAAATAACTTCAAGATCAAGCTGAAATATCTGCTTCGAGGTCAATGGAAGGAAATCATTGTTGACAGAGAGACGATTTCAACATCAAACAAGATCGTTTCTTTGTCCAACAAGGGAATCCAGGTTACATCCGAGAATGCAAAATATTTGGTCAAGTATCTGAATGAAGTTGAAGCATTGAACAGCAATGTCTTGATTGAAAAAAGAAGTACATCAAAATTCGGATGGATCAATGAAGAGTTTATGCCATTTGCTGACAACATAGAATTCGACAATGAGGATGGATTGAAGCCTTTGTTTGATTCAGTGACAGTCAAAAGCGGTGAATATTGGGAGTGGCTTGCCGAGGTAATGCAAATAAGGCAATACAAGCGCATTGAGTTACAGATCTATTTTGCTGCTTCTCTTGCATCGGTATTAATTGAACCATGTGGAACATTGCCGTTTATTGTATCGCTTTATGGCGGAACAGGACTAGGAAAGACAGTTGCTCTTATGTATGCTGCATCAGTTTGGGGAGATCCATCAGAAGGCGGATATATATCAGACGCAAAATCAACTCCTGTTGCTCTTGAAGTAAAGCTTGATTGTTTAAACAATATGCCATTGATGATTGATGATATCGCACAGGTTCAGAACCAATACGAAGGCAAGTTCAGCAATTTGATATATGCATGGTGTTCCGGCAGAGGAAAAGAGCGTTCAAACGTAAAGTTAGGCTTGCAAGGTTACAAGAGTTGGAGAAACTGCATTTTGACAAATGGTGAGAGATCGCTTGCAGCAGAAACGAGTCAGGGCGGAGCTGTGAACAGGATCATCGAGATCGAGCTTGTTGATGCATTGTTCGAAGACGGAACCAGGACAGCGAAAGTGTTCCGCAGAAACTATGGTCATTTCGGTGAAACATTCGTCAATACATTGATGGCAATGGAAGTCGAAGAAGGCGAAACATGGCAATCAAAAGTATCAAAAGAAGTTGAGATCATTCTGGGAGAGCTGAAAGAAATGTCAAACGCTTGCGGAGATGAGAAAGAAGATAAGCAGCTCATTCCGTTGGCGGAGATCCTTTGGGCGGACAGATATCTTGAGCGTCAATTCTTTCATGATGGCATCACGATTGATATTCAACAGGCTTTTGATTTGCTGAAAGGCAAGAACGAGATATCCGAACACAGGCGATGCTATGAATTCATAGTTACAGAAACGGCAAGCAGACACAGCCATTTTCTAAAGGACAGTGAGACAGAGCCAAGAGATGCAGATGTCTGGGGATTTTATAAGAAGGTTGATAATCAAGAAAAGATTGTCATATTTAAAACCGCATTTGACAAGCTGATAAAAGAAGGCGGATTCCAATCAAAAGCATTTTTGGGATGGGCAAAAGCAAACAAGCTTGTTGAATTGGATGGTTCAAAGAATCCAACAAAGCCGACTAAATGGAAGAACAAAACAATCAGAGCGGTAATCTTAACACTTCCGCAGTATCTGGAGACGGATGAACAGGGATTTATTCAGATTCCTGAAGATATCACAGAGGATCTTCCATTTGATTAATCGGTTACAGGTTACAAAGTTACAGAAAAAAACCATATATATATAAATTTTCAAAAAAAAAGTATGCAAATCTATACTATTATTTTTTCTTCATTACGCGCGAGGAAAAAAAGTTGTAACTTTGTAACCGAGACAAAAAATCATTAAAAAAGTCAGTAAAATCAAGGGTTTCAGCGGTTACAATTTTATGAAATTTTTTTGTAACTTTTTTGTAACTTTTGTAACTAAATGAGAGAAAGGACAAAAAGATGGCAAGAGACATATATCATTTTCATAAAGATTGTGCTCATTATCCTGAAGCGACAGAGCAGATCGTTAAGCACAACGGACACAAAGTGATTGAGTTTTGTTGCCCGGCATACAACAACGGAAAGCCGACATTGTACTACATCGGAGACTTACACAAGATTAAATGGTGTTGTCCATGCTTTGAGCCGTATCAGATGGCTCTGAAAGATTATGAGGTTAGATGATGGACGGACAAATGACATTATCAGATTTTATCTTGTCAAGATGGTTCGATAGATATGGCGATGCAAAACAGGCTCCTGAATGGGTGAGCGAAGAACGATGCGGAAATTGTTCAATGTGGACAATTCTGGATGAGTACGAACAGCCACCATCCGGATGGGGAGTGAAAGGCTTGTGTGGAAGTCACAGAGGAAAAAACCAATACAAGACAAATCAAAGCAGTTATTGCCAAGACTTCAAGAGGAAGGAGTGCATTTGAAATGGAACATATCAAGACAATAACACAGCAGATCGAGAGCATCTGCGAGGAAATGTGTAATAACTATTGCAAATATCCAACAATATGGGATGAGGAGAAGGACGGAGAGTTGGCAGATTCAGAAATTTGTTCTAATTGTCCGTTGAGCAGATTGAATTGAGGAATAGAACATGAGCAGAGGATTCACAGACAGACAAAGTAACACAGGTTCAGTTCTGGGAGAGAGATTCTTCTCAATGATACTGACGCAGCAGAAGCAGAAAAACAGCAAAACCGAAAATGCGACAGAGTGGTTCAAACGTCCGCCGTATTATTTCGGGGAGAGGAGACATAAGGATGGACAGGATCAAAGCCGTATATAACATCTCCGGCATGGCTTGGAAGTTCTACAAGCATTGGTCTGAAGCATATGCGCCACAGGACAGAACAGAATACTTCTGGGCACAGGTCACAAAAGACTTGAAAAACAAGCTCAAGGAATTGCCGGATGACATGGCAATATACAAGAACGCTTATCATGATTTGATGTTGGCCTATATCAGTCAGCTCCAGGACGAGTATTGCAAGGAGATGGCAAAGAGACAGGAGAGATTGCCAATATGAATACACAGCCTATTGAGTATATCGAATCTTTTGACGGTCGCAAACTAAACAAGAACGATCTGGGATGCAAGAAGTTTTCAAATTGCTTTGAATGCACATTGGAAAAATGCATCTATGAGGTAAAAGAAGAGAAAAGCGAGAAACGCAGACAGCAAGTCAATGCAGCCGGAAAGAGATATCGAGAAAAGAACAAAGATAAACAGAGGGAGAGATTAAGAGAATGGAGACAAAAGCAGAAATTAGCAAAGTTACTCGACCAGAAACGCCAAGACGCAGAAGAAAAAGCAATCACTCCATTGATGTCATAATGAAAGGCTTGGAGCGTAAGGAAGAGGTCAAGAAAGAGTTTCAGGATTATTTGAACAACAGTTGTGATGTTTGGAAGAGAAAGGAGAATTAATATGACATTTTATCAGAGAAAGCTTACAGATGAGGATTTAAAGACAATAGAGGATCACGGAATTGATTCCATGTTTACTGATGTTCAGAGAAGAAGCGTTGGCATAGTCAATCCCGAAGTTGTTGACATTCGTGGAGAGATGTTTTTGAGATGGCAGAATGGAAATGATTCTAGAAAGGCAGTTGC